GCCGCGACTGAAGCCGCAAAAGCCGCCCTCTCCCCACCGACCGGAAAGGTGGCAGAAGAGTGCCAATGGCTCATTAGTCAATCGCGGGAAGAGGGCGATATCTGGCAAACAGATTGCGGCAACGAGTTCGTCTTCAATGAAGGAACGCCATCTTACAACGGCGCGAAGTTCTGTTGCTATTGCGGCAAGAAGCTCGTAGAACGTGTGGTCGAGGAGGTTAAATGAAGATAGCGAAAGATATTGCAGAGGCAACATTTGGAAGAATGATGGAAAATGGCGGATCGTGTTACGTAAGCGGCATGGCAACATTCGACAAGGAAGAGATTGAATCCATCATCGCCGCGAAGCTGGAGCCGGTGTTGTTGGCATTCCAAACCATCAATAGGCTCGACAAGACACCTGATTACGAATATGGAGGAGCAGCACCCAATGGGGATCTGCCCCCCGCTGGAGATCGGTGGATTACACCACGAGAAAAAGCCGTAGCCATGCTTACATTATTCTAGGAGGCAAGATGAAGATTAGACTAGCAGTAGCGTTGATACTCGTTGCATTGCTATCAGGATGTATGCGCCAGATAGTCGAACCAGCATTAGTAGATGGTGTCGATTTCTATGGCGACTACTACAAGAACCATTACCGGCGGTCGATCACTATTGATGGAGCAGTAGCCAGGATGCCGTCAGAGAAATCAGGTCCAGTTTGCGGAACAGTTGGCGTTGACCATTGCAGAGTGGTCGTGTTGTTATGCAGCGTCCCTTACGAGACAGACGTAGCCACAGTACGCTGGGTCTTCGACGGGACTCCAATGCCAGAGTGGGATAACATGACTTCGTTCCCCTACAACTTCCAATCGACAGGAATCCACCACGTTATTGTAACCATCGCTGATGAGTTTGATAGAGAGGTTATCTATGATGGAGAGATGAGAATCGTTGATCCACGTTCAGACTATGTGAACCAATGGTATTCAAGGTAGAGGAGGCAAGATGAAGGGCAAGACGATCACAGCTAAGAAGCTGAATGAGTTAATCAATGAGATCCCGGACAACTGGAATGATTCCATTGTCACTGCTGGATCTCTCACCCCGCCAGCAACTGCAACGATTAAGGATGCAGACGGGAAAGAACAAGCTATCGTGACCATCGACAAGTCTCCAGGCGAGGCCGGTGAGTTTATCGTCACCTGTGAATGCCAGGAAGATGACTGCTATCATTCCCGCGTGTTGTGGAAGCTGCTCATTGAGACGCATCGTAAGCTGGAAGAGGAAAAGAAGACTGAGGCTAAGCCAGCCGCCAAGCCTAAGAAGAAGACGCCGGAAGAGAAAGACTTTGAACGAGGATCAGGCGAGCCTGTTGCCACTCTCTCTGAGGCTGACAAGGACAATCCTAACTTATCAGTATGGAAAGAACTGACTCGACCTCCAGCTCGTGCGCTAAAGCAAATCAGAGGCGGACGTTTGAGCGGCATGTCCGACATCAATCCTCAGTGGCGATTGAAGATGATGACTCAACAGTTCGGGCCTATAGGAATTGGGTGGTACTACGAGATGCTTGAGCGTTGGACAGAGAAGGGTTCGCCATTGCCTACGGTCAAGCCTTTAGACCTTGGCGAGTTCATGTGCTTCGTCTCTATCAATCTCTACGTTAAGGTTGATGGCGAATGGTCTAAGCCTATCTTCGGCCTTGGCGGATCAAAGTTATTCGAGAAAGAGAAGGACCACTTCTACAACAACGATGAAGGTTACAAGATGGCACTCACTGATGCCCTTAGCGTAGCCATGAAGGAACTTGGAATGGCTGCTGACATCTACATGGGTCTATGGGACGGCAGCAAGTACAAGACCGATTACTAGGCGGTGGCGATATGGTATCGAAGAACAACACGATGACGATCTATATCCCGGTTGACAAGCGACACTTGATCGACTGGCTAGATGAGAAGGCCGCTAAGCAACGCCGGGCTATTAGCTTCATAGTTGTTGAGGAGTTAGAGAGGGCGTATCAAGAGAACCTGTAACAAATAGGGGGCAAGACTTTGTAGCTTGCTGGGGTTGTGCCCCCGCCCCGATTCAAGGAGGAACGATGACAGACAGATACTTTGCGCTAACAGTAACGCTTGACCGAGACATTCGAGAAGACGATTGCCAGCCAATCATCGACGCTATTAAGATGGTAAAGTGCGTGCAGTCAGTAGTGCCGCACGTTGCTGACTTCGATCAATACGCAGCAGTTGAGAGGGCAAGCGCAGACTTGCGGAAGAAGTTGTTTGAAGTGTTGCACCCTGGGCTGGCATAGGAGGAACAATGGCAAAGGTTATAGGCAGAACGTATAGTCTCCCAGCGGATGTGGCAGTCTATATCCAAGACGAGGCAGAACGAAGGCGAGCTACGATGGCTTCGGTTGTAGAGGAGGCGGTCAGGTCTAAGATGGATATGGATACAGTGCCAGACTGGATGATTCTTAGCTCTTTCAGGCACGCGCTAGGTCGCTCCACTTACATGGTATCTACAACCGTGGAGTGGCTACTGCATAACTGGGAGACTATACCAGAACAGACGCGAGCTTTGATCTCGAAGGAACTCAGAGAGGAGTTTAAGAAGGACACAGCGGCGAGAGCCAACGGCAAGTCAACGAAGTATCCGCTGGGTATGTACTGTGATAGGGAAGAGTGGGGGAAGCTGCTTGAGGCTGCAACAGTTCCGGCTTGCTTCTGCCAAGCATGCAAGATGCCGCCACATCAATGTTTGTGTAGTCACGAGGATTAAGGAGGCGTGATGAGACTACCGTGTAAGGATGGAAAGCGTCATTGGTGGCTTAGTGGATGGGTGTGCGAGAAGTGCGGGCTAAGGCGCGTAGATTACGATGACGCGATCAAGGCAGTAAAGAATGCCGAGAAAGCCGTCAAGGAATCCGTGACAAGCAAGGAGGCACGATGAAGCTTAAACCATGTCCGTTTTGTGGTGGAGAGGCAGAAGTTGAGAGGCTTGGAACTAAGCGTGCTTCAATGATTATCGTGTGTAGTCAGTGTGGTTGCTGTCTTGAATCTGGCGACGTATCTGGTTTTGCGGATGATAAGCATCTTCAATGGAACATGCGATACGAAGAGTTCCCAACAAGGGATTCGCTATTTAGCGCGATGGCAAACGATAAGGAGGCGCACCACCCAGGATGCTTTCCAGATGGCGATGATACATCTGCGTGTCATCCTGATTGTCCAGTTAGAAAAGCGAAGGAGGATGATGTAGATGTCTGACATTACAATGTGTGCAGGAGAACGAGAAGGGATCATGTGCCAAAAGAGAGTGTACTGCCGCAGGCACACATCTCTTCCAAGCGGATGGCAGTCGTGGTTCGCAGTGCCTCCGTTTGCTGAAGATCGGTGCGAGAAATTCATCAGCAATGGTTTAGAAAAAATGGTAGGAGTAACGGTCTCCTCGACCGAGGGGCCGAAAGATAGACCAGCAGGTTGACGACCATTTTGTTGGCGTCAACGAAATGGTTAAGGAGGCAAGATGGATAAAGACGCAGTTATGTCCATGGCCGATGTGATCGCGAGTAGATGATATTCATTAAGCGGCTGGGCTATGCAGTTAAGATCCACATGATGGTAAAGATGATCCCGCATACTCCACCGTGGCGCAGGCGCTTCGGATATGCGTGGCGAGTTGCAAAGATGGTTGTCGTATAGCATAGCAACCCCGCCACAATGTCGGGATAGTCGGGTTTATGTCGTGTTTAATAGCGTAGTGTCTGCATAACATTACCACCTTTAGACATCCAATTACGCAATTAGCTGGGGCAATATAACTGCGTGCGCTTATAATGATTACTTATAAGGCAAGGCTGTTCACTGCCCCAGCTAATTGATAACGATTAGTACTCGCTGCAACTCCCGATGTATGCAAACAACGGGTAGCTATTCTCATACACTGTACCAAACTCTCTCACTCGCACATAGAGTTCCTTGTTCGGCGCACCTGTAGGAACTTCCGGCTGGTTGCCTGGATCGACTGGAGTACAGCACATCGTTGACAAGCTCGCAGGAGAGATCTCAGAGTCAGATCCCCATGCGTATCCGCCGTCAACGGTAGCCAGTAACGATTGAGGGCCAATGTTTGTCCGTGGCATTACGTTGGGGAAGTCTTGAATGTGGATAGGAACCGGCGGACTATCTTCATCTCGCACGAATGGAGTCCAGACAAAGCGTGGATCACTTGTCCAGTCGTCTTGTCCCATCTGCTTGACTCCGCCATTGTCGAGATAGTAAACACCTTCAAGATAGCCAGTCTCCATGTCCTTGACAAACACCTGATACTCCCATCCGTCTGTCTTATCTGTGCCTGGGTAGTCATTGTCTACGATGCCGCTGACAACCGTGGGATTACCTGAGACATCACAGCCGTGCTCTCGATAGTATAGATGAAAGCCAAGCCTTGCCCCGCCCGCTGGAATACTAGGGGTCCAGAAGTTGTGGAAGAATGGCGCACTGTTCTTGAGTCCGACATTAAACGTATCTGTCTTCACCGTCT